TGCTTTACAAATCTAAATCATATGCTATAATAGAACTAAGTAGGAAACCGCCACTAGGTGGTTGACCTCAGTAGAGCAAAGCTACCCTAACCGGCCAAAGTTATGTGGGTAGCTTTTTTATTTTCTCTTATCTATGTAAGAGAGAAGTGCTATCAAAAATAAGCCAAATGTAAGCATTATCATAAATACTTCATATGTACCCATAGCACCACCCACAATCCTTAGTTAAAATTGGAGGTCAACTACCCAACACGGTTTCCATTTCTTCATTTTACCATATTTTTCAAAACCATTCAACTTATGAATATCCACTTTGAAAGATTATAACAAATCCGGAATCAAATCATCATCCGTGACAATCTCTTTCATTTTTGCGCCTTGGCTGATTTGATGACAAGCAATCAAATCACTCAAAAGTCCGATAGGCGTAGCCATTACTTCATAAGTCTGCATATTAAAAAACCTGCCGTAATAGAGAAACCACGCAAGCGTTAATTCGTCTGCGTGGTTTCTGCGTTTTTTGTATCTGCCTCTACTTCTACCTCTCTTTTTAAACCAATAGCAATTGCCTCCATAACCGCAATTTTCATCTCCGTACATTCATAAGGCCCCATGGAAGCCTCCGCCACCTCTCGTGACAACAAATTCCCTTCTTCCCCAAACAATAGGCGTTTATACTTGACTCCCCATTCATTGAGTAGGAAAAATAACCACATAATGTTATGGATTGCATCCGGCGTTATATCCATATCCATGGCAGTAGTTGTATGTTTCAGTTCTCCAAACTTTGCATGGCACTCTGCATAAGCTTGCAGGGAAAAAGCAAGGGGGTAGGTTTTACCCCCTACCTCCCGCTCAATCATTCTAACGCTTTCATTTTTCATCTAAATACCTCCCCTTATGCAGATTTCTCACCAAGGATAGCCTTAATATAGGCTCTAGCCTCACCCTCTGTGTCAAAAGTTGCTTCCCTCTTCCATGCATGATTTGCACTTTCGTCACGCATAATCGTTGCGGCAATTTCAGAGGTTTGCCATTCAATGGTGCCTCCTTGGGTAGTGGCCGCCTCATCAAAGATAGAAAACTTAATCTTTGTGAATACCACCGCACGCCATTTCTGAACACTGTCTTTTTGTTTTTTAATAATAAGACCCATTCCAAGATAGGGAGGATTCATATTATCATCATAAATTAATTCATTAACGATTTCCTCACCAATTGTAAGCTTTTTTGGCGTAATACCCATGATTAGTGCACTCGCTTCTTGCATTAAATCATCCGTTGTTACGGTTAGCTGTCCACCACCAAAGGTGCTGTCTGTTTCTGCAACACCATTATCAGCGTTCAGGTTGTTATCCTTTCCCGCTTCAATGGAAGTTGACATTTCAACCGCTTTTGCCAATACTTGTCCTTGGGTATATGTAACAACACCCTCCTCTGTGGCATTATATTTTGCAACATAGGGATAACTTAAACCGATTTTTGCCATAATCTCAACACTCCTTTATACTTTTTTACACTCTCGCTCAATCACTTCTTGCATCTTGCGAATTGCTTCATTTTTCTTCCCCTGGACAGCCGGCTCCACAAAGGGCGTTGCATTTCTTACACTGGAGCCGCTCTCTATGGAACGTGCCAAAAGTTGGTTGGGAAGTCCGTTGGGATATTTTTGCGTTGGATAACTGCCATAACCATCAAATCCAATTTTTGTACCGTAGATTCCTGGACTTTCTTCTCCAATGGGTGCTATTCCCAAGGAATCCAATAAGTCCTGTTTTTGAACCCTTGGCACGCCCATAAATTGCTCTCCCGCCCCCAACATTCTGAATTTATCCTCCGGCAGAGCTTCTAGATTATTTCTAATTTCATCCGCTACCAATCCGGCCGCTTCATAAACAGCCTTTTCAGCAATTGCTTGCGTATTTGCTTCCATTCTGGACAGCATTAACATAAATTCATTTGTTCCCTTAAAAGCAATCTTGGCCATCATCCTCACCCCAATCATAATCTACATCCACATACCACTCATAGTGAATAAACCCGGTATCATCTTCAAACTGCACAGAATTTAACCTCCATGGAATTTCTGCATCATTGAACTTTCGCTGGATCCTGAAGAAATCATGGTCAAATTCATCCTTGGTGAAGAAATGTACTGCACAGCGGATAGCCTGGTGCGTGGTCTTATTATCAGCGTGTCTTGCGCCACTTTGGGTGATTTCGCTCCAAACAATATATTTATTGCCGGGCTTTAGGGGTTTGTAGTGAAAAATACTTTCAGTAATGGTAAGCAAAGTATCCCTCAACTCAATCATTGTCATAGTTGCTTTCCACCCTTTCCAGTAACAATTCCATTTCTTTTGGTTTGGTATTTTCTATGTAAACAACCTTTTTTACTTCATATTTATCATTGCTACCCAGAAAAACCGCTTTATCTTGAGCACTTACCTCAGTGCGATAGGGGCATCTCACAATTTCATCTATCTTAATATTCTGCTGCAAAGATTCATGAAACCGTGTGTGGCCTATAGTGCGCCGTCGAAATCTTAGACGCACTTTTTCCACAATACCCTCTTTTGGCATATTACCCGGTTCTGCGATATTTCCTACTGTGTATATTGTGATCACCCCATCATTGTATATCTGCATTTTTTTCTTGTTCATAGTTCTTCATCTCCTGATGGATTTGCAGCATCATCAATTCGTGAAGGTAGTTCTGTTGGAACTCATTTAAGGCACCGCTACTAACATACATAGCATACTCAAAAAGGAGGGCTCTGGCTTGCCCCTCCTTTTCATAATCTTGTTTCCCACCCGCTGCATGATTCAGATACTCCATGCCTCGTGATACAATACCTTTTATTTTTTTATTGGTATCAGCATCATCCCATGTAATATCAAGATAATTTTTCACATCATCCAATAATTCTTCCATCATCCTGTCACCGCCTCAATGGCTGCTAAAATATCTCCTTTTAAATTGCGACTACTTAGCCCGGTAATACCGAGGGATTCCGCATATTCCAACAGTTCCGTTTTGTTCATGCCCTCGGTATTGCGGGTGGATGTGCTAAGCGTCGCCATTAGGGGTTTTCAGGTTCACCTTGGGAAGTACCACCCTCACCGTTAGTGATTGCCTCATTTGTCTGTTTAGGCTCCGATGTACTGGTTACCTTTACCTCCAGCACATAGTTTTCCAAATCCTCAATATTCAGATATACAAAGGCATTTTCATCTTTTGGTCTACCATTGCCATACAGCTTTGCACGGTATAATCTTTTATCTTCTTTAAACATTGCATGGTCGGAGTGCTCAATCTTTCCTCCTTTCCCTGTTCCAAGACCCATGAAGTATTGCTTACCCAATCCAATCACCGCCCGCCCCACAGGTACTGCCGTGGACTGAATTGTTTTTGTTGGATAAGGAAATACATCACTTCTAAACGTCCCATCCGTTGCTCTTACCGTAGTAGCAGGGAACACTTTTGTGAAATAGTCTGTAGGATTTACCACCAAAAGTACAGAGGGAATGGGACGTCTTTTATTATTTGGTGCCTTGGATAACGTATCCAGCAAACCACCATAGGTAGGTGCATCCAACTTTGTAATTGCCACCGCTGTTTTATGGGGGTGCACACCATCCACTGCACCGCTTAATGCCCTTGTCATGCCCAAGGGTTTTTCATTCCCATCCCCATCCACGATAGCAGTTTCCAAACCAACGGCGATGGCCTCGGCCAGAACTGTTCTTACATAACGATCCAACCATGCGGGACCTAAGTCGAGCATGGCATTGCATACCGGAATATACGCAGAAAGTTTTGTGCTGCCCAATTCCAAAATAGAGAAGGTTGCAGACAATTCATCCACAATTTCTCCACACAATTCACCCCACCCTGCGGTGCCGGATGTGGCAGAAAGAAGCCACTTTGTAACCGCTCCCGTGTTCTGAAAATCCACCTCATTCAACAAGGGATGATTCTCCTGCAAATATGTAAAGATTTCATCAATAACAGTGGTGGGCATCACATCATCAATCAAAGTAATTGCTTGCTTTGGATCCACGGACTTCATAGCATCAATGACCTTTTGATAGTATACATTTTCCTGACTGGTAAGCTGTCTTACACCCCTTTGGGCTAAAATACACGAATCTGCACCCTGCACGGCTTGCTCATATTCCTGCATAACCGCTTCCTGAACATTGTTGGCCAAGTCCTTAAAGGCTTGGTTAAACTGCTCAGGGTTATCCTCTGTAATTGCCGAATTCATTCTTTGCAAAATGACGTTTCTTTCCTCCTGAATTAGATCAAGACTTTTCATAGCAAAAAACTGTAAATCCATTTTCATTTTCATTTTTTTCATGTAATCTCTTCCTCTCTAGAAATAAAATTAACATCCTTTTACGGATGTCATAAACTTTTGTAATCTATTCTGTTGTGGTTCCGCCGGAGGCTGTGGGGTGAGTACCTTGGGAGGCGTGGCCAACTGCTTTAATTTTGCAACCAGCTCCAAGTTTTTTCGTTGCAATGCCTCATGACTCTCTTTCAGTGCTTCCGCCGCTTTTGCCATATCCACTTGCCGCTCCCCGATTTCATCACATAGACCATACTCAAAGCACTGGGTGGCAGTCAACCACGTTTCAGCCGCCATAATTTCTATAAGCTGCTCCTCGTTTAATTTACCGTTAGACTTATCCAAGTAGGCTTGACGATTGCCTTTCATGATAGCGTCTAAATCCTCGGCATTTTTACGATGTTCTCTGGCATTGCCTATAGACATATTCCACATATCGTGCAACATTTGCATAGTAGGGCTGGCCATTACTACTTTGTCGCAGGCCGTTAATATATAGGATGCTGCCGAAGCCGCAAACCCATCCACATAACCGGTAACATAGGCTTGGTGTCTTTTTAATTGGCTATGAATACCCATGGCCTCTTTCACATCTCCGCCATAGCTATTGACATATAGATTGATAAACTTTGCATTTGGGTATTTTGCAAGTTCTTCCCTGAAATGATTTGCCGAAGTTTCACTTGTAATCACCTCGTCATTCCACCAGTCATAACTATCAGGCTTAATGCTTTCATAGATGTACATTTCCAGAGTATCCGGTGAAACAGATTGCTCAAGTTTCCAAATTGTCCTCATTTTTCTCACCTCCCTTCATTGCCCGCAAGGCATCCTCTACCAACTCATAATTTTTTGTAATGAAGTGCTGTTTTGCCCAAGGTTCATCTATGGGATTTTCACCGCATAATTGCAAAATATCATTCACGCAGAAAACACCTGAGCCAATTAATTTATCAATGGACGTAGAAATACTAAACAAATCAATATGCTTAATGGCACGTGTATCAATTTTCAGATACGTCCCTTCCGAAAATGCTTTAAACCCATAACGCTTACGAATGATTTCCTCCTGTATCATATCCACCAAAGGATCCACAGCAAATGTTAGTGTGAAGTCTAGTGCATCCTTGGTACCTTGCACATCCCCACGCAAAAGAGATGGATGAATACCAAAGCCCTTGGCAGTAAAATCAGAAATATCATCAACCATTGCTCTGATATCCCTAGTGGTTTCAGCCGCATAGGTTTTTTGAGCGGTTTCATCCACTTTTTGACCTTTGCCCAAGGGTAGAACTGCATTGTCCGATTCAATAAATTTTTTAAACTTGTTTTTTATTAAATCATCAAAATTCTTTCTTTCTTCACTTCCGGCAACGGGCAACGTATCATACTCGAAAAGAAATTTTCTTCCCCTTGATTTTTGATAGGCGTTTATGCTGTACTGAATCAGTTTTTCATACTCGCCATATAAATCATTGACCACCTGTCGCATGTTTTTATTATTTAACTCAAAAAACAATACATCTGCCTGGTAAAAAGTCTTTTGAAATGAAAAATCGCCCACAGTTACCTCCGTGAACGTATTTTCAAATAAAACCTTTTCATTTTTTGTGTAACTATCAGCAACCAGCAACTGTTCCCCAATACAAATTACAAGACACTCATTATCTCTGCACAGTTTTGCAATTAATTTGTGTAAAAATACGCTTGAATTTTGATTCTTATTTGGTTCATAATTCCACAAATAATACTCACTGCCCTTTTTCTCTTCTCCCTTCACATAGGTTTTAAATTCACACTTGCTGAGTGCATTGGCCAGAATATTGGCAGCCGTCCAAAATGCCGCTTCCCTGATGCAAATAGTGGAGGTATACTCTTGCAAAAAATCGTCTATTTCATCACCGGAAATAGAAACACTTTTTCCCCCACCCACTTTACTACTTAGCCATTCTAAAAAGCCCAACTTATCACCCCCTTAACAAGTAATGACTGGTATATCATCAAAGCTGCAAGCAGCCTCTTCCAGTTCTTCTTCCCCAATCATGGAGTGCACTACAGCCATAAATGGATCCGTTTTTCTGCTTTTCGGTTCAATTTTTCCATAATAGAAATTTCCGGTTTCTTCTCCTTTGCTTTTTCCTGCTGATATTAATTTTGTGTTATTTACCGCCCACCGCAATGGAGGGTTGTCCCCCCAGGTAAACAAATGACGGATAAATACATCATCTATGACCTTCTGCACCTTGTATATATCATTCGGCCTTACTAATTTCACATTTTTATACTCTTTTGCATCAAACCCAATTTTTCTTAATTCGCTTGCTACAAGAGCATATTTGTTGTTATCCAATAAGATCAGCTTGATATTATATTTCTGCGCCATTGTTGCGATATAATCACATAATAGCCTGGGGTGAATTGTAACATCCTCCACAAGTGTCAAAAGTCCTTCATCTGCCCATGCTTTCCATGGTGCCTGAATCCTGTCTAAATCTTTGGAATTCAAACACAACCATGAATGATTGATATCATACCTTTCCTCGCCCTTCGTGAAATGGAAGTTCACACTTGCCAAGTCGTTAATGGCAGCATAATCAATCCCAACGGTACAGTTCCAACCGGACATATCCGGCAACGGCCTATTGGTTGGAATAACATTTTCCTCAAAGTCTGTTACTGCCAACTCCCGATTGGATCTGGGAAAATTCATTCTTTTTGTATAAAACTCCGTCTTGATTTCTTCGGAATATTTCATCTTACCAAACTCTTTTTCCATGGTGTCTTGCAAAATCGGCAAGTATTTTAAAGAAGGATTGGCTTTGTGCCACATGGTCGGATTATATATTTCTTTCTCATTATTGATTTTATAAAGCAAAGGAAGAGTTTTAGAATTCTGTATTACACCATTCAAAATGTCATAGCACACTCTCAATTCATTATCCAAAACCCCCTCCCTCACATGACCGTTTGTTGTAATTTTAAAAATACGAGAATGTTTGCGCTTACCAAAACCACTGGTAAAAACGTTGATAATCTCATAACTTATGTACTCGTGGATCTCATCAAAAATCAGGCATGCAGAACGTTTACCATCTTTTGTCCTGGCATTGGAAGTATGATACTTGATAACGGAGCCAGTCTTTAAATTCCTGATTAGTTCTTTGCTTTTGTAAAAAAACTTTTTTAGTTTCTTCCAGTTCCGCTCCAATACATCATAAATATCATTGAAAGAAGTTTCTGCCTGATCCTCTGAATTGGCTATGATTTCTATGTTATATCCTTTTACACCATGATAGTGGGTGCTTAGGTACCAGCTTACCGGTGAAATAAATCCATTTTTACCATTTCCTCTGCCCATCATGATGATATATTCATCGAAAACAACAGTGTCATTGTCCAAATAATAGCAGTGAATCAAAGCAAATAAAAAAAGCTCCCAATCAAAGAGCTGTAACTCAAAGTATTTTTCTGTTAATTCAACGGCCTTGTTTATCTTGTCCACGTCAATAAACACATTGGGTTTATTTAACCCTTCTTCAACAATGCCCAGTGCCATAAATATTTCATCCCCGACAATAATTTCACCACTGTACACACCGTCCATGTAATCATCAATATAGGGATGATAGGATTTTTTTCTACATCTCTTCATCAGTATCATCACCCACCTGACAAGATGGTTTTAGCGCTAAATAATCCAAAATACATAGCATTTGTTTATTAACTTTCAATAATTGTTCCACACTTTCGTTCTTTTTTATGCCCGCTTGGCCTCCTCCATTATTATAATTTACCGTTACTCCTCTGCCTTTTATATCTGCTAACAATGCATTTTTTGTATCCCACAATTCTAGATAATCCCGCACTAAATCAAGATAATATTTGCCTAACGAACCATTCCTCTCTAGCTGGTCGACTAGATCTTTTTCCAGTCCTTTTCTTGTAATTTGCTTCATACCCCCACCCCCCTCACGTGTGAAATGAATATTTCTGAATTGTCTAGACCCACCTGAGTAACAGCGAAAATCTTAAACTTCGTTTTTTTCGACCGGGGGTATCACCATTTTTCCTCGGTCAACGGCTTCTTTTTTTCGTACTTTCCCATCCGCTCCGGATGGCATTCTGTTTCATGGCAATACTTGCACACGCTGATAAGGTTTCGTTCTTTCATCCCGCTTTCATTTGTGTAATAACTGCTTAAGCATAGCGAAGGAAACTGTCGCAACTCTTTCACATGATGTACTGTTGTTGCCTTTGTGTATCTCTTATATTTATTTTTGCATACTTGGCATTCAAAATGATCCTGTTCAAAAATCTCCCGCCTCTTCCTTCTCCATTCAGGCGAAGTATAAAACCTATGTACATCGCCGATTCGAATAAAAGCAATTAATTCAGTCAACCGCTCCATTACTTCCCTCTCTTTCTTGTAATAAAAAAGGACACCTATAGGTATCCTTAATTACTTTTCTATTTATCATACTTAAATGATTCACCACATTTGCTACAAGACTTGTTACCATTTTTAGACCATTGTGGAATGGCATCTCCCTTTCCACAATGTGGACATTTAAAGAATTTAAATCTGATAATTAATGAACCGACTATCATGCTCAATGCTGTCCATAAACAAATTTGTCTTATCGCCCAGTCCTCAAAAAAGAAATATGAAACTAAAAGAATAACTAAAGCTACAGAATCCAACACAATACTCACTCTTGCATACGATCTTTTTAACATGTTCCCACTCCCTCAGCACCCTTAATCATATACATGGTGCCACTCTCTATTTAGGTTTTTTCTTCACCGATATATTGCTTTTCAAATTAATTAAGGTGCATATGCATCTTGACGTTCATTCATTGCACCTACCGCCTCTTTTGTGAGGTTTGTATACCTGTATCGAACGATGTATTCTTTCACATTATCTTTTTTATGGCTTACCAAGTAAACTACTTTAAGATAATATGTATCCTCATGTTCATATAACTCATAGTGATATACTACAGGCCGATATCTACTTGCTAACTTAATCGGTTGTGCACTACGCTGACTATCAAAAATATAAACAGGAGCTTCTTTCTCAATCTCAAGACTTTGCCATGTTTCCGCATTCATCCCTACAATCTCTCCTAAATAAACATCTAGGATCGGATTATCCTCATTAAAAGTTTCTATCTGCTCTCGATAAGCATAATCACACAGATCGTATAACCTGCTTACTTTTCCATCTATGTCAAGAATAGTATGCGTTCTCCATATGGCTCCAATTTGAGGTGGTACAAAAAAAAGCACGAACAAAACCAAAAGTGAAATTAAAATGTCACGTTTCATTCTTAACTCCTCCCTATTTTTTATATTTCAACATAAATAATACCACATAAAAAAGTACTTTTGGGGTCAACTTTTTTTATTATCAAGCAATATAAAGAAAAATTTTTTTCTGCGTTTGAACGTTGAAGAAGAACAAGGCGCACCTAAGTGTTGATATGGTATGCCATCAACCACATTTGTAATTATGTATTGATAAATTTCGGAATCCGCCTCGATTGCCGACTGCTCAATTATTGAAATATCTCTTTGCAACTGTGCCCTTTTTATTGCTGTGTCTGCTGTCCGATCTGATGTTTTACCGCCTCCTCCCATACTGCCAAATACAGGGGAAGAAAGCTCTGTAATAGACCTTAACTGTAATTGTTTTTCCCTATATTGCTTGCAAAAAAATTTTAACTCACGATATCGGTAAGGAGAGATATTATAGTTTTGCAGTTTTAAATCTCTATCTTTCTTCATCGTCCACCACCTCTCCTTTGACTTGTCCACATCGCTGTGGATTGTTTAAGCAAGGGTTTTTACATTTTGCTTTGTTAATGCAATCCATACAGCAGATACTTCCTCTCATATGGTTACAATTAAATATTTGGCAAGATCTAAACCTTTTGTTTTTTGTTGTTTTCATTCTGCACCCCCTCACAAATTATTCTCATTCAATCCTCATCCTTCGTATGATGGTGAATAGAAGGTATAAAAATCCAAATTAAAAACCACGCTAACCCATTAATCGGATATGTAGTATCAAAAATTTCCATGAAAGGAAAATTCAATATATCTAAAACCCAAAATATTGCTAAGCAAGCACGAAATAATTTATACATAGTTCACACCCTTTCCGGCTTATTCATAAAATCCAAAAACAAAACGGATCCATTAAACTTAACCTGGTATCCTTCAACATCATTTACAGTGATATACTTACGTCCATAATGCTCTTTCATATCCCGCCAGACCTTCCAAGGGATGAAGAAAAACTTATCTTCAAGTCCAACGCATACCCCTGCAACCGCTCCCAAATTCATATGGCTTTCTAAAGCTTTCTGCTGCTCTGCTGTTAGTACGTCCCGCTTCATCCGGTCAGAAGTCGTGGTCTTTGCTTCAAATACGATAGACTTTCCATCCTCCAGGGTTCCTTGAAAATCTGGTTGGGCATGAGCTGTAAATCTTCCCATGAACATTCCATCATTGCCTTTATTCAAAACCCGAAAAGGTTCAGGTGTTTTATTGATTTCTGCCCGACCGTTTTCTCTGTATGTATTGCACCCCGACAGAATTGCACTTTCAAACAAATGCCCTTGAGCATTATTCGTTGCGTTTTGGTGTTGCCGCTTCGCAGCTTTCTGATTGTAAGCCATGGTATTCCCCCTTTAACTTATAGCTCCGCTAACTTTCTACCTATTGCGCAAATCACTGGTACTGTTACTCCGTTGCCCGCTTGTTTATATAATTGACTATCACTGGTAACTATGGAGGCTCTATCAAAATACTCATCATTCCAACCCTGCAAACGAAAACACTCTTTGGGCGTTAATCTTCGAATTGCTATGTAACACTGGAATTTCTCATTCCAAATTGCATAGATTGTACCATCTTCAACTGAAATCACAACGCCCTGATTACATTGGGTATCTAGTGTATTTGCAATTGCTTTACCAACACGTCCACGCCTTGTTTTGCTATTTGGCATAGATAAGTTTACACTATCCCCAATTCCCGCTACAGAAAATCCCTTCTTGGTTGCCTCTCTAATTTTTATTACAACGCCATGCCTATCTTGACTTGTTAAAGTAAACATAGGATCTCCATTTTCTTTAAAGCGTCTACCGTTCTGTCTTTTTCAACTCTTTCAGGAGTTATAACAGGAATTGCTAATCCGCTTATTTCGCCGCTTCTATTTGCTATACCTTTGTTATACCTAGCTTGTAAGCATCTAGCACTTGGAGTAATATGCAATCCCGCTCCATAATTCAAATCACAAAACACTGGAATCGCTAAATGAAATTCTCTACCGCCACCTTGGCATGTGTCCAAAGCTTCCGTAATTCCTTCTGCACTATAAGTCTGCAAATTCCTACGATATC